CACTAAACGCTCAATAGGTAGATCACGCTCGATAGTAATTACATCGCCACCAGTTGCCGCAACAACCAAGACAACATCGCCACCCCCTTCTGCCCCCGCACCTGTCACTGTATAATTAGTATTTAATACTAATAAATCCAGCACTGGGTCGGGTTCTTGTCCGTTCGGCGTAAGCCAAACAATTAAATCTCCATCCGCAAAAATCTCGAATGGATAGGCAAAGTTTGTCTCACCTATACTTGCCGTGTATTGCTCTCTCGCTCCTGAGTCATTGACTAATCCGTAAGCCATAGTTTTATCTCCTTATAAAAAATTAATTAAGATGCTCCCAATAAATAATGTTGTCCTGTTGTTTTAAGTAAATTTCGTTCAGCCCTTGCTTGTGAACCTGGACTTGCGATTTCCGCAAGAGAGTTTAACGCATAATTATGCACCACCGCTTGAAGCGGATACCAGTTTGCTAATGGTGCATCGTATTTTAAAAACTGCGTTCCTGCTTTTAATGGGTTTGAAAAAAGTGTACGTCCTTCTCCAAGAAGATCAGAAAACCAACCGCCTGCTGCACCTTGTAATATTTCACCAACGTTATGTCCGTATGTGCCTAATTTGTAATTAAAAACATCTGCAAATAAACCAAACAATGGTAAAAGTGTTTTGTAAATAACATAAGGTTTTGTATAATCCGGTAATGATTTCCCTGTTCCTAACGCAATCGCTGAATTCATCAAAACATTTACTAAAGTAATCTCAACACCTAATTGAGTCATACCAAAAATTATACCTTTTGTTGCATCAAAACTAGAAAATAAATTGCCGTTCATGCCTGAGCAAAACTCACGTCCATAAATTCTACGCAGAAAAGTTAATGGGAAAGTTTTAAATTGCATAATATTTCCTATAATCTCTCTTTGAATTGAACCTCTTGGTAAACCTCTTGAAATATCTGCTTGTTCTCGTAGTCCTGGTAATGGCACAACATGCTGTTCTTGAGTAAAAAGGTAATTAGCAAACAAATCTTCAATTTTTGTTCTGGCTCTGGTTATTTCATCTCTATGCGCTGTTTCTTTTCCGAGATATTTTAACATTGTATCGTGTGGTAACGTTCTACCAATATCAGCACAAATAATTGCTTTCTTATCAAAGCCTTGTTGAGGATGCGCACGTACTGCATCCCATTCTTTTTCTGTGATATTACTTAACATTAAAGAATGTTTCATTTGTGGTATTAGTTTTTCATAAGATACGTTTCGATTTTGACCTAAAAGTCGTACAGTTGATGCTGTGCTTTCACCTGTTCTATATTTGTCATGACCAATTAAACCATTTAATTTATAAAATAACGCATCCATTTTAAGACTTGACTGATCTGATAATTCAGCAATAGAAAATCTATTACCCATTTGACCTATAACATTTCTACCTGTATATGCAATTCTATCCATTTCAGCCTTTCGTTCCCCTGTTGGGATAGCATGAAAAGCATTGTTCATTATTTCTGCGTGTGCTTGCATGGGATTCATCCCATTAAATTGCAAGGTTCTAACTTCGTGTACAAAGTCCGATTGAGAATGCAACATTGCAGCACCAAGTTTTGCATAACTTGTAAAACGTCTAGCATTAGAAAAAAGTTTAGCAACTGTATAATTTTCAACTGTAGAAGTTGTACCATTTAAAACATTTTTTATTCTATTCCATTCGTTTAATCTACCTTTAGCTGCTCGGGTTCTTTCTTTACCAACGGCATTTTTCATTGCGATATCAGTTTCATTTATGCCATTAGGTCCCATATTTTTTAATATTGCGATATCTCTTGCTCCTCTAGTAATATCATTACCGATTGCTTCTTGAAGACTAACACCACTATATTTATTAATATAGTCGACTTGTGCTTCTGGGCTGATAAAATGAAATACACGATGATGCTCAAGTTTTTTAGCTAACGGGAAACCTTTGTTAGTATTGAAATTTGTTGACGCTTCTAAATCTTGATTGAATGCGTGTGTGCCGCTATCGTTTGCTTCCCAAAATTCCCTTAATGCTTTATCAACTTCTTCTTTGCTTGGTATAGTTTCTGGAAAAGATTTTTTTAAATCAAACCATTTTTCAGCATCTTTTTTCCAATATTTAAAAGCTAAATCCCTACGTGCTTTTTCATTGCCTATAGTTTTTAATTTTAATTTTTGGTTATCTGCAAAACTATCAGCTAAACGGCGCATGTGGAATGGATTGTGAACAACGCGACAAAGTCTATTAGGAAGCTTCCTAATATCCCCCCCATTTAGATTAGCAGTCTTTCTACGCCATTCTGCATTATCATTTACAATTTTTCCCATTGCGTCTACATCAGCATCACCAGTTTCCTTTCCCCAACCCGCTCTAGCTAATTGATATTGATTTTCGGTACTCTTATCCCAAAACTTAGGTAATAAATTCCCTCTTTCGTGTGTTTTTAATTTATCCAATAATCCATCTTTATGTGATAAAAATCTAGCACCTTCTGTTACAAGTTGGTTACTTAATGAATCTTGCGAACCTTGTGTTCGTCCTTCGCCACCTCGTGTTTTATACATAATACCTGTTGATTCGTTTTCAAATCTATCTGTAAACTCCTTTCTTTGTTTATTTTTGTCTTCTTGTGAAAAAACTTGTTGCTCTCTTTTTTTAACTCTGCGTAATGCTTCTGCTGACATTTCTGCTTGAGCTTGCTTACTTGCTTGTTCAGTACTTAAAGTAGGTTTATCTGCTTTTATAGTATTAGCACGACCACGCAAGCGATCTACCAGATCATTTGTTTCTTTTGTAGTTAAACGTTTGGCTCCCTTCCAAATCTTTTTAACCATGTCCTGTCCGATTATCTTACATGGGTCTACCATAATTTTATCCCTTATAAAAAACGTTAGTTATACATTCGACAATACGCGCCATTAACTTATCGTAATTTGAAAGCTCTTGTTTTTCTTCACGTACTGCTTCTAATTCTTGTTTACCTTTTTCTGAAAATTCTGACTCTTTAATATCAAGCCCTTCTGGTCTCCCGCTTTCTTCTTCTTCTGGTGTAATTTTATCTGCGTCTGAAATTGGGTCAGTGTCGCTATAAAACATAGGTTTGGTATCAGATTCTTTTGGATCAACAGCGGTTTTTGGTTCTTGTAAAATATCCAACGCCTCTTGATGATTACCTAATATGTCATTCATGTTTGCGCGTTGATCTTCTAACGCATCAATTTTTCTTAAAACTTTTTCACTGTGCATTGTTGGTTTTTCTTCAAACGATTTAAGACGTTCAGATAATTTATTTATTCTTCTTTGAGGTTCTACAATATCTTTTTGTAATTTATTTGCTTTTGCTTTTTCCCCAGCATCTCTTAATTTGCGCGAGCGTCTATTTATAGTGTCAATCTTTTCTTGATATTTGTTTGTTCGTTCTTCTATAATTTTTCGTTCGTTTTTAATGCTCGTTGTGCGTGATTTTTGTAGTTTGTTAATTAACTCATCTTCTTCTGGCGTTAACAACATTTCATGTTTTGTTATCGCTGTACCCAATTCTTCAATTATTTCGTTTCTTGGCAAAGTTTTTAATAAACTTTTCTCTAACTCTGTGCGCATTTCTCTTGGTTTTATTTCGATACGTTCAATACGATTTGCTATTTTAAATGCACTCAATGTTTCATATGGTTTAACTGGTTCTTTAACTTCTTTCTGTAAATCTTTGATTTTACTATCAATTTTAGCAATTTTTTCTCGAACATCAACAGCACTTGCGCGTACTTCTTCAACTGTTGGGTCACGTCCTGAATTTCTTTGATCGTTAAATCCTTGGTGAAGTTCAGCACGCGCATTTGGTTCTTCATCATTTATCAAATCGCTTTCAACTTTTCCGGCAGCTTTGCGCATTGATTCGGAAGTTGCTACTTGAACAGGTGGGGTATATTTCTTGGTGAGGTGCTTTACACCCGCCTTAATTGGTTCGACAATACCTAAATGAATTACGCTGCCCAAAAGGAAGTTTTGACCTACTTCACGCAATGCGTCCATATAATTATAGTCATCACGAATTGGTGTGCTTTGTGCTAAATAAGCGTGTGAGATAGCCTCTGGTACTGTTACAAGTGCCGCTTCAGCACCTGTTAAAAGACTGCGCCCACCTATTGCTGCAAGTCTGCTTTCCCCTAAATGTGCCATAAATCCAGCGGATTTTTCTCCGATAAAACTAGATAATCCAGCACCTTTAATCGCTACCCCAGCATCAGCAATTAGAGTTTCTACCCCTAGACCACCTGCTGCAACCATTGGCTGACCTAAAAATCCACCAACTCCACCTACAACTTTTGCAATTGGATGATTAGAATGTTGAAGTACGGTATTATATTGATCCATTATAGTATTGTAAGAATTGATGAATTTATCCGCTGCAGGTTTATTATGCGCTTCACCGTAGGCAATCACCCCTTTGGATAATTCATTCATCGCAAAACCCGTATCAAGAGTTTTTTCACCCATTGCAACCAACGTGAGTGCTGTATCGGATTTTATATCGTTAAACCCATATTTCTGGTGAAACTCATCGGCTGCAAAGTCTGCTGTAGGGTATATTACATCTGTCATATTACTTTTGCCGTAGTGGGATTAACGGTAAACCTCCTTCAAATCTTCGTCCTAGTGGTGGTGTCTGTCCTGGATTTAAGGTTTTTACTTTTGAATCAATTTTCATATCATCCGTATCGAACCCATAAGGTTTACCGGTTTTATTATCAATAATTTTATTACCATCAATTGTTAATTTTATATATCCTTTACCGTTTGGATTATTTGTCCATGCACCACCCATAAATAAATCACGTTTTTCAAACCATTGGATAAAACCAGTGCGCCTTTGTTCTTGTGTGAAAGCTTTACCTGCACCACCAACAATTTTTAAATCAGCTTCATTACGTTTAATTGCCAAATCTTTCTCGCGCATTTTTGCTTTAACGTGATCTGGGTCTACATCAAAAGGTACACGATAAGTACCATTAATAACTGGGAAAATTTTAGTTATAATCATATCAACAGCGGCTTTTTCAGCATTATCTCGACTCATACCTTTTTCTGCATATAAATATTTCGTTACATTTGTTACGTCATCCGTTACTTGCTGAATTTGTTTTGCGTTATTCGCTGCACCTGTAGTTAAAGTTGCAATAAAAGGTGCTATTTTAGGTGCTAAATCTTGATTAATTTGAGTATCAATATTACTTATATTTTTATCTGCAATTAATGCGTGCTTAGATACTTGTTCATCCAAAATACTTCCTGTCTTTCCTGGCGGTAGAGTCTTACCAGTTGCCGAAGTATGTGCAGCATCCCACGCAGCATTGTAGGTATCAATATTTGATCTATTAGCTGGGTTCATCCACATATTCATCATCGTTTGATATCTGGGTGATAAACCGTTATCCATCAAACCATTAAAATAATAATGAAAGGTTTTAGGTTCGCTTGCGCGTTGATCTAATAAAGCACCTAAAACTGCATCATTACCTTGGTTTGGGTCGGAAGCCATTTGGTTTATAGTTCGGACTTGCGCGGATGATTGATCATTACGCTCTACACGAATTTTATTATCCGGTTGTTTTAAACTCTTTAGATAATTAACTATAGCTTGGTCTTTCGTCATCTTTAATTCGCCATTATCTATTTGTTGGAAAGTATGTTGTAAAGCTGGTGAATTTTGTGTTTGTGCAACTGGGTCGGCTAAACGTAGAGTTTTCCAATTATCAATTTGTTTTGCAGCATCTAAGTTTGCATTATGAACAGCAAGCGGTGCATTTTGCGCAACAAGTTCAGGCGTTATAGTTTTTAAATCACTAGATGCTGCGGTTTGTTGATCTATTGAATCATATTGATGCGGTGCAGCCTTCGACCATGTGTAATGCGCAAGGTCGATTTTTTGTTTTAAATCTTCTGGGTCTTTAGATGCTGACATTACCATTGCAACATTACCTGAATCTGCTTGCCCTCCGTTTTTTATTTTAAATAATAAATTATCCGTTAGGTTTTTTAAATGTGCTGCGGTCATGTTAGTTTTATCAAATTCGATTTTATCAAGCTGATCGAATTTACTCATCATACCCATACGCTCTTTTACATTAAATATTTTATCGTATGATTTATCTTTCATAAAAAATTTACGAAAGTCTTTTCTTGCCGTAGCTATTTTTCCTTTACCAAGCGCAAATTTATCTGCTTGTTGGGCTAATTGATATTTATGTAATAATCTACCAGTGTTAAATGACTGATCGGCATCTAAAATACCTTTGGTGAATTGGACTGGTGTTAGAAAACCACCCTTACTTCCATCATGTGCCATTTTTTTAAGCAAAGCATGATCGTGCATTGCTATAGGACCATTGCCTTGAAATGCAGCATTTGACATATCAGCTGTTATAGATTCTTTCTTTTCGTGGTACTCATCAAAAGCTATCGCATTGTTTTGCTTATTTACCAAACCTTGTAACTTAGTTAAGCCAGCATTTGCATGAGCTTGGAGTAAATTTTTAGCGTAAGGTTCATTTGCTTTTGGAATATTCGATAAAAGTCCTTCGGAATACCCCTGCGCGCGCATTCTAAACTCATCTAACGTTTCATTACCATTAACATTCTTGCTTAATTCTCCGGTTAAATTCTGCATTTTAGTGCCGATATCTGCGGCTAGTGCGTATTTATTTGATCTTAAAGCAGCTACGTTATAGATTTCAGCAGCACGACCACCGCCTTTGGCTGGTTGAAAACCTAAGTTCTCGCCTGCTATACCGCCTTGGGCTACCGCTTGTTGGTCGGCTTTGCGCTGTAGATTCTTATCAACCATATCGCTTAAGTTGCCTGCAACCTTTGCCGCAGCCTCAAAAGATGGAGCCTCACTAACTAAGGGACCAGGTTGTACCGTAACTGTCGATTCAAATTGTGGTAATTTTTGCGCCATTCTGTTTTCCTTAAAATCCTATAAATTCATTCATTCGTTCCTTACGCCATTGTGTCAAATCTAAAGGTCCTGCGCCACCTTTGGTAAGATCACGCGGATGCTCACCACTGATTGAGTAGTTTTGCATCACACCATCTACCTCGGAGCCAGAGGATGCCCCAGGTGACGCAGGCACCTTTAAATCATTAGCTTTGTTTGCGGCATTAAATAAATTCCCAAAGGTTTGCCACATGAATTTTCTATTAGCGTTTTCTTTTTCTGTATCAATAGCATCTTCTTTAATCGTTAAATTCAAATTAGCCGCAGTCTCATCTTCGGCAAAAGCATCGAATGTACCCCTAGATATCGCGCCTAAGGACGCAGAGGTGGGAGCCACACCCCGTGCCGCACCTTCTGCACGCTGAGTGCCTAATATCTTCTCTAGCTTATTCTCACGGTGTATGCCTTCCTCTGTTGCCTGTAATTCTTCTTGAGTACGAAGTTGTTCTAACGCACGTTTTTTCGCTTTCATCGCTTCAAATTCGCCGCCTTCTTTAGCTGCCATTGCGCCTACCATTAAGCCAATTTCTATTACCGCTACACCACCCATAGTTTTATCTCCTTAAACAGTTACATCAAAACCAATCCCAATAATCGTCATCGGTAATGGTTCTTCTTGGGTAATCGTAATCATATCTCTTGCTTGCCAATCACCTAATATGCCTAATAATTCGTAAATATCCGTCTTTACCGCTGGGGGTTGGTCTAAAACATCGGGACCAAAGGTTAAAGGCGGAATTAATATATCATCAACATAAATTCCTAAAGATTGGTAATAATCTATATAAGCCGCACTTATTTTCTTACGCTTATACATTGTATTACCTGTTTGTGATTCTATTGCAAGCGGCATGGGTTTAATTATCGGGATATATTTTAAGCCCACTTCAACCGCCAGTACTTCTCTATCAATCGTTATTTGCCCACCAATAACCGTCTCATTTTCTAAAACATAACCATCACCTTTAATTTGTACGGTCTCATCCTCTAAATGCCCTAAGCCAGTAATAATATCAGTTGCCACCCCATACGTTGCCGTGAATGTAGAATCGGTATAAACATCAAACGATAACTTTTCTAAATAGGTGGTTGTAGAACCATCCACCGTTCTTTCTACGGCAAAATAAATATCATTACCAATTTCAATACATCTTTTGAATTTTCCAGTAGTAGTATTAACAGTGTTTGATAATGTCCATGCTGCAATCTTTTCCTCTATTACAGATTGAAATATTGCCAAAGTACCATCTTCATTTATTATAAATAGATAATCTGCATTATCGCGCGTTGAGCCACTTAAAACTGCAGCATCAATCGGATTATTTATTAAGTGTGATGCCAATCGGCTTACTTCTAAAGAATTATAAGCTTGGTTGTCATTATTAAAAACAAAACTCATAACTCCTTTACCACCACGTTTCACGTAAAACGTTTGATTATCTAAGACTATCGGACGAGGGCTTTCAACACCATTTGATGATTGACGTTGAATGGAAAATTCACCTGGCTTTATAGCAGTAAAATTAGTTTGACCTACTGCATATTCAGCGCGTGAGGTAAATATCTGTAAACTTCTATCACCTAAAATATGTTTGATAATCCCTATCTTATGACCACCAATTGTTTCTTGAACAGCATCATCATCCTCACCTGTTCCTATATCGAAATTTCTAAAATCATCAACAACTGAACCAAAAACCGAATGCGGTAAGGATTTAGCACCACCAAACCACTTCCGACCTTCATAAAATGTTATTGCCGAAGGCCATCCCCTTGTTGTACTAAAAGCTGGTTCTGTAAGATAAACATTATTTCCAGAAATTACCGCAGTTAAATTTGAATCAAACTCACTTGTCACTTCAACCGTTACGTTTTTCGCATCAACAAACGCAGTGATTTTTGCCATACCGAGCTTATCAGATAATTCCTTACCATAAGCTTGAAAAAACCCACCGATATATGAAGCATCAAAGATATTATTCGTTGCTGTTAAAGTACGACCTTTACCAACTGCAACGGCACTAAGCAAAAATTCGTTTGAATCGTAATTTTGTTTAAAGTCATAACCAGGAAGATTTTTAAATGTTGCGGTTGCTAGAATCCATAAAATATCACTAGCACCTCTTGATAATTCTCGCGGTTCATAATCTGGGTGTGCGATAGTCATTAAATTTTGTGTTTGTGACCACTTTAATTCAAGATCAGGTAATAATGCAGCGGGCCACGGAGATGCAATATTTACTTGAAAAACATCATCGCGCCATACTGCAATTTGTAAATTCGTAAAAATCAATAGATAAGTAATATCTTCACTAAAGATAAATTCAGCAAACATAATGTTATCACCAAGATTTCCTAAATTCTCAAGATATAATGTACCAAATCGTCTTTGTGCGCCTCCGGTAGGTAATATAACCACATTCCTTAATCTTTCCCCTGCTTTTCTAAATAACGGTAAATTTGATTTAGAAAGCATTCGAGGGTCTAGTTCGCCATGTGTAAAGTCATTTTGATTAACTAACGTCATCCTTGCGCCCTCTTAAAAAAAATGTGCAAAAAATAAATCCCCAGGTGGCAGTGGTTCTGCCGGATTTTGTTTTGAATCAATCGCACGCGCTTTTAACGTTTGACCACGCGCTGCTTTCGACCAGATAGTTAATAACGATTCTTTTTGTGTAATCGTCATAGATAAATGCGCTGTAAGTTCATAAATTAATAAAAGTTTAAAATAGATTGGGAATTTATCTGGTTTGGGTTTAAAAGTGTAATCCATATAAATTACATTTTGATTGGCTAAAATCTTATCTTCGTATATCGCATAATTTTTTATGTCATTTATTCCATCATAAATCCTATAACTTAATATTTTATTCGGACTAGAAGGAATCTGTAACATGTACGTCCACTCAGAAGTCGGTGGAGCAGTAGTTAAAACATTCAATCGCTTTGAAACCATCGCAAAACGCCACGGCTGACCGTCTCCTAAAAGAACTTCTAATATTGTGTCATACCATTTATTTGCTGCATTCCATGCAGGGTTATTACCAGGAAAATCAGCAGTAGAGCTGATAGGTGGAGAACCGAGAAGATTTAAAGATTCAGAAATAATCTCAACTTTTGAATTCATCTAAAAATCCTTTTTAATGAAAAAGGGAGGGGGCAAATTGCCCCCTCCCTTTAAATATTAAGCAACACGTATTGCACTAACATAAACAACAGTTGATGGGGAATCAGTTCCGCCACCATCGGTTTCTGTTACACGCAATGTACCCGCAGGTGCAATCTCATGGTATGAATCATCAATAGTAATTGCACGACCAATAGTCATGTCAGCATTATTGATATCAATCGCATCCGTGATATTATTTGCTCCGTTAAATACCTGAATGGTATCGCCAGCGGTACCAAGTCCAGTATTTACTACCCACACATCTATAACTCTGATTTTATGCGTTACAGTCACATCGGTATTTGCCGTTGCGCCACCAGCCGTCGCAATCCTAAATATCTGTGGTAAACCACCGATAACATTAGCATCAGCAACATCAGCCGCTACCAAACCTGTTAAGGTATTTGGGCTAATCATAGACTCATCAACCGCACTCGCTTGAATGGTTGTAGCACCCGCATTGTCGATTGCTATATCGCCAGACATAGCTACCGAATTAAATGTGGTTCCATCACCAACTCCAATTTGAGCATTGGTTGAGAAGTCAGTAACAACAGCAACGTTAGAATTATCACCTAATAATAGGTTTCCTTCTGTCAATGCTGCCATTTTCGACCATGCTATTGCTGCCGCTGTGGCAACTTTTGCATTATCAACGGCAAGAGCCGCTAATTTCCCATTATCAATAGCCAAAGCGGCTACGGTCAAAGCTCCGGTATTAGCTAAAGTCGCATCACCAGATACGGCAACCGAGGCGAAAGTCGTACCATTTCCCACACCAATTTGAGTATCGGTCGAGAAATCAGTTACGACAGCCACGTTTGAGTTATCACCTAATAAGATATTGCCTTCGGTAAGCGCAGCTAACTTCGAGTAAGCGATAGCAGCAGCGGTTGCAACTTTGGCATTATCTACTGCTAAAGCAGCAAGTTTGCCATTGTCGATAGCCAACGCAGCAACAGTTAGCGCACCAGTATTTGCCAACGTGGCATCTCCTGACATCGCAACTGAAGCGAAGGTTGTACCGTTACCAACTCCAATCTGAGTATCAGTAGAGAAATCGGTTACAACGGCAACATTGGAATTGTCACCAAGCAATAGATTTCCTTCAGTTAGAGCAGCCATCTTTGTCCATGCAATTGCCGCAGCAGTTGCCACCTTACTATTGTCGATAGCTAGAGCAGCAATCGTCAAGGCACCGGTGTTGGCTAAAGTAGCGTCACCACTCATAGCGACAGATGCAAAGGTAGTGCCATTTCCTACGCCGATTTGTGTATCGGTAGAGAAGTCGGTAACTACAGCTACATTCGAGTTATCGCCAAGTAAGATATTACCTTCTGTTAACGCAGCTAGTTTTGAATAGGCAATCGCAGCAGAGGCAGAAACCTTGCCATTATCAACAGCTAAGGCAGCTATTGTTAATGCTCCAGTATTCGCCAAGGTCGCATCGCCCGACATTGCCACTGAGGCAAAAGTCGTGCCGTCACCAACACCTATTTGCGTGTCAGTTGAAAAATCCGTAACTACGGCGACATTAGAAGCATCACCTAATAATAGATTTCCCTCGGTTAACAAAGCCATCTTTGACCATGCGATCAAAGCAGATGCATTAACGTGACTATTCATAATCGCGCCAGCGGGAATAATGCTTGCATCAATTATCGAAACTACCGTTACAGGTGTAGCATTAGTTTCAGAAGAAACTTGATATATTCCAACGTCATCGGACGCTTGAATATTAATCAAGTCATATTTACGAAAATTATCACCACCTGCCAAAGTATTAAAATAGGCAGAGGCAACAATCGTTGCTAAAGTTTCATCAATCTTTAAATAATTGAATATCTGCTGTACGGAATAAGGCATCCCCACATCAGCTTTAGCCCAATAAGTTTTATCAAAAGTCATAATCCTATCTCCTATTTGGTTTCATCACAGATGATTTTAGTTACACCGCCATTATCTAAAATTGACGAACCTCCGATTGTTCGGCTATCGGCCAGCCATGAGAGTTGATCGTCTGAATACCAAACGTTAACGTCTGGGTCCATACGATAAACAGCACCTAAAGCTTCTCTCGTGTATGCAAAACAAGTACGGTCATCACCAGTTTTTGGTAATTTACCATTTGTGTTTTTGTCACTTATGATGATGAAATTAAAGCCTAAGAAGGTATTAATATCACCTCTGACTAACGCACGGATTGAGTTGTAATCAGCACTTGTAACTTTTTCAAGATTCAACAAAGCAGTTAGCTGGTTAGGACTCATAACGAGGAAATAACCATCAGGGGCTTCCTCATCCATTAAGTACTCTTTCGCAGCAAGTAATTTAGCTAAAGTTAAATTAGTCGTACCAACTGCAATTTCATTGGTTGCAGCAGTAAGTGCAGTGATTTTCCATGCGTCTCGTTGACGACCATAAGCACCCGCATGAATGTTAGCCCATAACGCTCTTTCAGTTGCGTTAATCAAACTTTCCTCACCTTTATCAATACGGGTTCTTAAGACCTTATCTTGATAAGTAGTAGTGATTTCAGTGTGATCTAACATCGTTGGTGTGATAGTCGAAGAATATGCGCCACGGTCGATCATCTCGGCATTACCGAGCCTTGGCCATTTATACGCATCGCCCTTTGCTCCGTGTATTTCTAACGAAGTACCGGATAGTTTTTCTCGTCTTTGATATTCCTGTAAAAAAATATCTCTAAATTGCTGAATCGCAATTGCTATGGTTGGATCAGCCATAATTAACCTCCAAAAATAAATTAAATAATCCATATAAAAATTTATTCTCGTTTGAGGTATGCTCTTTGAATTTTGCTAAGGCAAAAAAAAAGAGGCCACAAAACTAGAATGTATCTCTAGTTTCCGGTCCTCTTTCTTTCAGGTTTTACGATGAAAATAAGATGATTGGCAGAAACCAATTGTCTAATAATTTAGCAGGATATCGCTAAAATGTCAAGGTTTATCGAGTTATTACCCACATTATTGCTGCATAGATACATAACCCTATGAGTATTCCTATTAAAAAATAAGTATCGATTTGTATATTAATCATCCCTATCTTCCTTGATGGCTGATTGCTCTATGTAATCTAACCATGTCGTAAGGGCTTCTTGAATTGCGCCTAATCCTGCGTGAAATTCACAATCTAAATATCTTCTGGTTTTTTTATTACGCGCATTATTTATAGCTGCTGTAAAAGATTCGTGCATGATTTCTTGCAATTTCAGGGTGAATGGCTCTAACCAACTTCTATCTTCTATAGTTTCTACTATTTCTTTTAGGCGTGGTGACACACCATTTATCAATACCATTATAATTTTCTCCTCTGTTTAAAAGAAGATAATACCACTATTTCCCATACTTAGCCGCATATTTCTCATCAACCATCTTCTGATAGCTAGGGTCTGATAAGTACTTAGGATTGCTTATAAGCTCTCGTAATTCATGTGCGGGAGTTGAATCAAAAGTTTGTGTATCAGATGACGGTACTTTTGCATAACTCATTTTATCGCGCATCGACCGAAAGATATCAAAAGCATCAGCAAAATACATCATATCCTTAAAATCATCCATCTTACAATTCGGGAAGTTCTGACCAAACCATTGACACATTTCGTCAATCTTTGTCTTGGCTACTTCTCCGCCACCTAGTTTTTCCAGTTCCATCGCTGTAAATTCGCTTAACTCTTTCTCTTGGCGTTGATCTTGAAGTTCACTATAGCTAACAAACATCTTAATTTGATCGGTATAAGCTTCCTGACTCATCTTATTATTTTTAGCAAAGGCGGTAAAATCTTTAAGTAATGGGTCTTCTGCATTAACTTCCTTTCCCTTGTAATCCTCGCCTAAATCAAGTGAATATTCTTTAGGCGCACCACTAAAAGCTCCGACCGTTTGACGCATATCTTTCCAACTTTTAGCTTGATCGTAAACAGTATTAAATTGTTTATCGACAAACCAATCTGGTTTTTCGCCTTCTCCTTTCACATCAGGTCTAACATACCAATCCTGTTTACCTTCTGCGCCCTCTGGTGGCGTTTCAGGTGCTTTTACATCTATCCCCGCGGCACTTGCCAGATTACCCGCTGATTGTTCTGCTACGGCTTGTGTTCCTTGTGCTGGTTGACTATCCTCTGTCATTTCTTTATCTCCTCTGGTTTACTTGTTTTACAATTAATCGTTTCAGTTATCGGCGGTGTCTGTTGCTGCTTCTTATTAATAGCACCCAAAATCCGCCGAATTAATGAGTTCTGACCTTCCCGCCAATATGCAATCGCTGCACTATCAGTTGGATTAGCCACGCTTGCATATAAAAACTGATCCGTTAATAAGCTCAATAATTCCTTACCGTTTGGTGTGGCAAAAACACTACACACTAATTGATCAAATTTATTCAATACCTCAACATTTTTCTCATCGAGTTTTTCAAAAGCATCCCATCCCATATTATCCCCCTTGTGGTTGCGGTTGCTGCGTCTGTGGTTGTCCTTGACCTGTTCCCATCGGCGGCTGTCCGGCTTGTGCTTGAGCTTCTGCAGCCTGTTGGGCTTGTTTAGCTAAGTTATCTAACTTCTCTTGAATCACATCAGAATTATTAAGTAAGTGTTTTGGCACACCCATTTTATCTGCCATATATCCTGGGATTTCTTTAAGATTATAAGTTGCTGTAATTCCTGTAGGTCCAAAGTTCTGACCGATAAAGCCAATATGTGCTTCTAATTTCTGTGCATCTTCTTGGTTTTGTACGTCTAACAACGGTGATTGATAATCAACTGCGATTAATTTATTATCGAATTTCAGTTCGATTGTCTTACCGCCAACAACTAGGTCTTGTAAGATATTTTTCTTGCGTAAAATCCTAATGCACTTATCTAAGATTTCATTAAGCCATTCTGTAGTTAAACGACTTGCTGCCGCACCATTTTTACGTGTCCAATTAGATTGACGTATTTGTGTTTGTGTTGCTGTTTGATTTACTGTTTTTTCTGGCTCACCCAAGGGGTCAGCAGATAACGCACTTTTAATATTATTTGTTAAATATTCTCGATACGCTTGTTCAAACTGAACATCACCACCTACTTGCATCGGACGTATTGGGTCTTTACCAGAAGGTGAGGGTTCGATAATAATCGTATCACCTGCATTCATCTTAAAATTATGTGGGTTTAAAACAGCATTACTTTCTAATAACGTAATCGGAAAAGCACGCATTGATGCACCGCGCAATGCCATCTCTTCAAATTTATTTAACTTTTTAATATCCGGTAAAACTTTTAATACGGGTCCCCGTCCTAATATTTCACCAGGACTTACGTTTGAACGAAAGCCAGTAAACGGATTAAACTCGCGCCAGTCAGTATATAAATCTTTAACGCCTGATTGAATATGTTGAAGATAATAAAAATATTGTTTGTCTTGAGAATTTTGCGGATAGTTTATACATCCTTCAATTAACTTTACTTGTTCATCAGGATTGCTTTTAAGTAAAGCCGTTAAGGTTTGATCTAATTTAATCATCGGCCATTTTAACGGTACAAGTCTTATTGCAATATCCCACTTACGCCAAAAGTTTTTTAAAGTTCCATCTTCGCCTTCGCTAACTGCAACCTGACTTATTGGTACGGATAAAAACTGAAATGGTTTATCGTCTGTACCTTCATTTAATATCATTATGCCCGTGCTTACTGCAAGGTCTTGTAATGATTCATTTGCTTTAAGAGAAAAGTTTGAAGCGTTTAAGTATGTGAATAATGTATCTGTATATCCTTCTAAGATCTTTTGCGCTTCTTCAAATTCAGTATCACTTAATTTCTGGGTTTTCTTTACTAAATCCCCTGGTACTAATTTCGCCCATCGTGCATAAGGCGGCGTTAGAATAGATTGAATAGTTCCTGCATAATCTTCTACCCCATCAATCGCAGTGGAATCAAAGACATCATTCATTCTATTATCACCACTCGTATTCTTATTAAAGAAATCATCACGATCGGGAATTGCGTATTTATACGCAGTCTGAAATAAATGTAACCACAAGTCCATACGTTCTTGTGCTTTTAGATATCGTTTATATCTTTGATCTGCTGTTTCTAAGACTTCCTTATCTTTAGCCATTTAATTATCCACCTAATAAATCTTGCTGGTCTGGTGTAGGTGCAGCATTGCCACCAACACCTGCACCACCGCCTCGTCTTCTTAACATCTGCAATCGTTTTAACATCAGCTCTTTTGCTTTTGCTGCACGATCTGCTTTTTCCTTTGCTAATGCCGAACGTTCTTCCATTCCTTCGCCACCCTCAGTTGAGGGAAATACACCACCCATAATCCTTACTCCTTTATCTAATCAACGTTATTTTCTCAATTACCCCAATCGGGCATTTATCCTTTATCTTTTTTAAATATGCGGCTAAACCCCAAGGCGTGTACGCATTGCTTTTAATTCCTAAAACATATTCCACAATCGACACACAACTCACAATCCGTGGCAAAAACAAATGCCACCACTTATATTTAATTTTCTTTACCTTTTCTATTTTGTTTAAATTAATAGTAATTTTAATTAAAGCCATACATTTAAATTTTGTAGTGGTTCTTGGAAACCCTATCCAACTTCCTTTCACATCTTGTAATGTGATTTTTAGTTTCCATGGCGTAGGGTCTATAAATACCCACTTATTTAATTCCTTAGTTAAAATAACCACATGCCCATAATCTTTACAGAACCAATTCTGTACCTTGCAATCTCCTGGTAAAAAATATAACCAGTAATCCTGATACGTTTTTTTTACGTTGCGGGACTTAGGCTGTTTTTTTCCCATCTATCTTTCCTTACAATAATAAACGTTGTATTCGGTTTTTCGTTTTCAAACATCTGTCTCGCCTCATCCTCGGAATTATCAGCAAGGATGAAGCGATAATTTTTATGCTTACGATTTAATAAGCCATCAATCTCAGCAGTTAATTTCTTAGTGAATAAAAAATTAACCATTATTTTTTTGGTTCAAGTTCCGCTGGTTTTTGCGGTGCTTTTGTTTCTACAATAGGAGTAATTTGCGCCAACAATTGAGTCACTTGTTCTAATGACACTGGCAAACTCGGTGTCTTAGAAAAGTAATTCACCATAAAGTTTCTTGCGTTTTCAGTTATTTTATATTCCATTATCTTTTCCTCTGTTTGTTTAAGTAACATTATTTAAAAATCCATTATGTTGCGTTACTTAAAACAACATGATGAAATTCTTTTAAGTTGAGCCTACATATTCAACATTTAATGTTGCATACTCCATCGTAATTTCTACACCACCACCACTATCGTGTCGTACTCTTAGATCTAAATCCACTGGTACACTCGGTACATCAATGAGATCATTAAAACCCATATTATTAACGTCTGTGTTAGTTGTAAGTTTTTGTTTGAAGTGTAAATTGGTTTTTGCTACTCCATCCAAAAACGCCACCCCTTCCCAGACGACATTAGCAAATTCAGAAAGTGCGCAGCATCTTCCTACCACGCGATATTTTCCAGTTTTGGTTATGGTGATTTTATTATTCGTCTGGTCGCTCGTGCAGTTGGAATTCTCGCCGTTTGTCGTAAATGCTGTAGTCTTGACATAACTCGCGCCAGTCGCAATCTCCTGTGCCGCAGAACCACCTGTAACATAAATCGAAGCGAAAACTCCAGGTTGGGCTATGTAATGATCGAAATCAAAGTAGGCTTCATCTTCCCACCACCTGATATACCCATTATTATTCTCGCCATCAAATCCCAAACGATAGTCAACACCTGCTGCACTATTGCCGATCAAAAGAGTGTTAGACGCGGAAATTAACCTTAAGTCACCGCCAGAAGTTTCTATTGTGCTGCTATAAATCCTAACGTTATCTATTGCAACTTTGCCGTTTAAACCTGCGGTTAATGTGATATCGTTGTTATCAGCAGAAGTCAATACAATGGCTGCCTCAGATATTAAATTTAAATCATTACTAAAATCACTACTGATCGTATCGCCGGAAAGAGTTAAGCTATTTATTCGTACCATTCCAAACGTTCCGCTGGGGGTCAAATAAATACTATTGTTTTCTGGTGTGGTCAAAGTAATGTGAGCAGCAGAAGTAAGAAGCATATTTCCGCTGGTAGTTATAAGAGTATTTCCATCAAGATTAAGATTATCTACGGTTAAATCAGTTACAGCAGCAACTACACCACCATCAAATGTCACACTTTCGATTGTAATATTTTTGCCAGTATAGGCAGTAAGCGTTGTGTCGCTATCGGAAATCGCAACTAACGTTTTACCATCGAAGTCCCAATGACTATTAATTATTATATGATCAGCCGGATTATCTGGGGTTATATTTATATTGTTGCCTGTGCTGGACGATAAAGTACTTCCGTTTAGAGTAAGGTTATCAACTATAACCTGACCGAAACGCACATCATTACTGGTTGCTAAATACTGATCGGATAAAGGTGTGCCACCTACTGAAGGATAATTTGTTGATTCGATATCAGTCGCCCAAATTTTATTTATTCTTATAAGAGTATCCCCAATATCATCACCAAGGTTTGCAGGCTTAAGAAACGGAGTGCCTACTGTGTCTCTATCCCAGGTATTTTCATCTCCGATTGCAGCCCAAACCGCAGCACCAGTCGGAATCTGATCGTCTGTACTTGCTCCTGAAATACTTGTAACAATTTCGTTGACTGACAATCCGCCAGTTACAAATTGCACTCTATTAACAAATAGATTCGGCATATGAATATTACTTGTAACTGCATCAATATTTAAATCACCGCTTGTAGTTGTAATAAGAGAACCGCCAATATTTACTGTAATATCGCCTACCCTTAATCCATCCTCAATATCAAGATCTGTAAACCAACCCTTGGTTATTCGCGCACCAGTCGCGCCGATATCATCCGCTGCTGTCTGTGGTATTAAATAATTTGGGGTGCCGGTAACTCTTCTAATTTGCAAGGCATTCCATGTAGCCAAAGTTGTCGGTACGTTTAAGTTAGTTGCTGATACATCAACAACAGTCGCAACCTCCATTTGTTCTGGTCTAGTTTTATCTCCCATTTTTCACATCCTTATGATAAAAAATTCGTTGTCTGGTAAAGATACACAAACTCAAATGGTTGTCCTGCAATCAAAGTTGCGCCTGTACCTGTCGAAATATATAAATCGCCATCATCAACATGTCCTGCAGCAGGTATAAACACATCGCATTTCGTCTGTGGGTCTTGTAAATTATTTCCATCAGGAACCCATGAGTCCACAATACCGCTTAATTTAACCATTAATCGGGGGATTACAATTTGACGTGCGCTGTCTAAGCCGAGTTGTGCTGCTGTGACTTTTAGATTATTCGCTGCGGCTGGCATTGTTCCTGGATAAGTACCTTTGTATAAGCCAACTACCGGAGCCTCAGAGTTATATTTGATAATTAGTGTATCGCCAACAATTAATACGGGAGAACCTCCCCATGTGAATGCTGTACCTGTGAATGAATATTTGCTTGATACCTGTCCTTTACCATTTAAAAGTACAAGCACTGCGGCATCACCGCTAGGAATAGCTGATAAAGTAAATGCTATTTGTCCGGCGGTAGGGGTATATTCGTCTTTTATACTAGCCACTTTCACATGATCTTTAAATTGTGCTGCGGTGACTTTTTTAGTTGTCGTATCTGTATTATCAACTATCGCAAGTAAATCAGCGTCCGCAACCGCTGGAAGCGCGTCTAATTGTGTAATCTTCTTATCGCCTGCCATGGCTGTGTCTCCTTACAAATCTAGCAAGATGTTGTCGCCTGTCTCTTGCAGTATTCCAAATCCATTTTCTTGTAATAATCTATCGTCAACTGGTGGTGGTAGGCTTCCTGTTAATCCCGTACCTTTCCAGTACAACGCCTTAAACGGTGTCCACCAGAACTTAATACCTTTGTATAAGCTCTTAATCATAAAACGCTACGCTTATATCCATGTCGTTGCGTGAGATAAAATGCAGAACGCTTACATCTGTGACATCAATCGCATCAAACGCTATGACGTTATCGTTTTGAGTCCAGCTACCTGTCGGTAACGCAGCAGTACCATCAGCACAGAATATCCAGTAATCATCACCGGATATCAGCGCACGAGTAGCACCCGTCGGTACATTTAACGTTGTCTCTGTTGCCGCAGTCAAACGGTATGTATAACCTGCATCTGTCGGCTTAATCACATATAACGCAACTGACGTTATATCCCTTGCACTTACTAGTTGTTGCATTGTCTAAATCTCCTATTTATTACTCATTCCAATAGCTTTCGCCTGTAATATCTTCGCTTTGCGTAATGATATATTGCGTCTTTTCGCAAGCGTTCTAATGCCCTTAGCGCGTGTTGCACTCGGCTTTGTTTTGATTAGCTCGCCAATATTAAACGAGCGAACCTGCTTTGATTTTCCCTGCTTTAATGGCATCTTCTAATTCCTTTTTCGAAGGTATCCTAAAATTCTCAAGCAAATAATCTAGCGTTACCTTTTCAGTAGCCCCAGAAAATCGCTTTAAGCTATCTTTAAGTTGTAATGTGTCACCGTTAAATATAATTATCATGTTCGTTTTCTCCTTTCGTCTTCCGTAGTTTTTCCAATCGTAACTTTTGCAAATAAGGTCTATCTCTGGATCTTTTGCTATTGATTCAGCCAATAACTTTAAGCCCAACTCCATTACTTACCCCTTTCAATTTAAAATCCTTCACATAGTTTAAAAACTCTAGTTGTGCAGTTAGTTTGTCAATCCCTGCGAGCCTTAACTTATTTAATACGCCTGTGCATTCCCATCTCTTAAACTTAATCAGCCTACTTTTCGTAAACTTAATCTTAGTAGCAACCCGTCTGATGTTATTTAGATTAAACTTACGTTCTAGCTGTTTATAATCCGTGGTGTAATCCCATGTGTACGCGTAGTCTTTCATTAAACCTTTTCCTTTTCGTACACGTAAGGTCACCTGCTACTTTGCCTAATTGAGCCACGATAGCTACAAACTGAACATCGTTATCAACTTCAATTAATCCCGTTAATTTCTCATAAATAACCGCTAATTCTTCAAAAACTTGCTTTAACTCTGCGTCTGCCATTACTTCTTACCCTCTTTCAGCTCATCTCTGAACGCTATTGCTTGTGCTAACATTGACTTAACCTCTGTGTTCTCGTCAGTCTTGACTACCGTGCCGATTATGTTCGCCATTTGCTCGCCTTCTTTCACTGATATCTTGCCATCTAATATCGCTGTTAGGACTTTTGCTATAATCTCGAGTGGAGTGTCCTTTTTGGAATCAATGTTAAGATCATCATATGATTTCAGGCGAGTAAATCGCGAATAAGTCTCTGGATCTCTGCGTTCCATCAGCGTCATTGCAGCTTGCCAATTCTTAGGGTCTTTACCCGCTAGATTCACGCAATCAACAAGCGAACGCATGTAAGTAGCTTTCGCTTTGTCCATAGCTAATGATAATTTGATATAAACGCTTTCAGAAGGGGATTTTTCAGCTCGGATATCTTTTAGAGCCATAGCACGCCAGTGTCTGCCAGTATATTTATTAATTCCGGCTAATAAGTAAGCATCACGGAAAGACGTACCTGTCTTAACAAACTCACAAATTGAATCTATTACATCCTCCGTAATATTCACGTGCTGCATAAAATTTGTCCCTTTTCATGCTTTTGAAGACAACTAATATAACTAAGCTAATTAAGCTAATACTTTCATTAATTCAATCACTTATAAGTTAATGTTATAGCATAGGTTGATAGAAAGCGCAAGGAAAATTGAAAGAAGTATTGCAATCAAGATACAAGCCCGTATACTGCGGGTGTCACTTTTGTGACAAGGGAATGCTCGAAAGAGTATTTTTAGTCCATAATTTGTTATTCTAGTTAGTTAAGGTCGCTTATATATCCTTGAAAGAATCAAAGTAAGCGACCTTCACACTTTCGTAGTATTTTTCTTGTACATTTCCTACACTTTTCACAAGTTATTTCAAATTATTTGTATTTCTTTGTTGACATAACCCGCAGGATGCGGTATCATGTAATTGTATCGTTGTGATACGCAATAAATAAGGGAGCAGAAAATGGATATTAAAATGGGTGAAAATCAATTTCGAGTAAAGGCAGCTAAATTTGGCTTAAATGTTTGGATATTAGACGAGAGAGACAGCACATATCATTTAATAGCTAATTTAGCAATGGACAAAAACTCTAGCGAAGAAGAAATTACGCAACAACTTACTTATTATCAAAATTAAACTAAGGAGTACAGATTATGGATACTGAAACGCTAAAAGAAACGCTAACAGATGAGGAGCTAACGCTGTTAACAAGACTTACTCTTTTAATAACTTTTAGAAATAATAAAAAAGATGATGATAACTTAACATATTTAATAAAAAAACTTAAAATTAAATACAAGGAGTAATAAATCATGGGAATAGAAATGTGTGAACGGTGCAATAGTTTAATAGATACCGATTCCGAAGAAATGTTTGAATCACTAGACAAAAAATACGATTCTGTTTGTGATTCATGCGCACAAGATGAATATGAAGATGCAGAGGATGGATATTATGAACAAGCTTAAAACTCTCTGCGACAAGTACGGCTTAACATACCAGCAAGTAGCTGATAAGCTTAGATATTCTAAAAGTCAAATCGAGCGATTCGCAAACGCTGAGAAAGATTGGGGCAGTAAGATAAATCGGCGCGTGTTAGCACAGCTAGAAGACTGGGCGAAAGAATTAGAGAAATAATTCTATACCTTTA